GAGAAGAATTAGAGTTTAGAAGAGAGCATGGTATCTTAAATTTAAAAGATAAGACTTGACATAATTATGCAAGTAGGTAAAAATCACTTTTAATCGGTCATCTGAACCGTATTCAGATATAACAAGCGAGAGTCTTGTAAAACTACTAAAGGAGGCTTTATGCCTAAGAAAAAAGAAGCAAAAGCGGAGACCTCAACCGAAACAGAGGAAGTAGCACAGGAACAAGAAGCAGTACAAACGGAGACTCCTGACGAAAGTGGAGATGCTGGTGAACCTTCTGTAAGAGAGAAGATGTATGCTGAGTATGCTAAAAGTCAAGAAGTAGAAGAGCCTGTAGAGGAAAAGCAACCGGAAGAGACACCTGGAGAACCAGAAGCAAAACAAGACAAGAAAGAAGTTAAAGAGGATACTAAAACCGAAGATAAGACCGTACCTCTTGGCGCACTACACGAAGAACGACAGAAACGTAAAGAACTTCAGGCTGAAGTCGTTGAGTTGAAAAATCAGGTCAAGGATATGCTCAACAAAGAGCGTCAAATTGACCCCGAAGAGGCAGGAGATGAAGAGTATATTGAGGATTATGACGCTGAACTTATCAAACTGAAAAAGCAGAATGAGGCGTTGACAGCAGAGGTAGATTCTATCAAAGCAAAAGACACGCAATCTGAAGCGGAAAAAGCGCAAACGGCTTTTCTAACTAAGGTGAATAAAGTCCACGAAGAACTTAAAACAGAGGGATTTGATGGATTTGAGGAATGCACACCAATGATAAGACAGCACATTCACGGACTTATAATGCAAGAACCAGACCCACAGGAATACATAGAAGGTAGGAAACTACTTGATGTTGACACACCTGAAGGCTGGAAGAAAATTTATAAGGAAGAAATATATCCTTCTATTAAAGCAATTATTAACCAGAAAAAGACAGAAGAACTTATGGATGAGAGAATAGAGCGCAAGAAGAAAGCTGCTCTGTCCGGTAATTCTGGAGGTAGACCTGTTCAGGGGAAGAAAGAAAACGTAAACGATTTAAGTCCTGATGAAATGAATAAGCGTTATATGGAAATGCGTCAAAAGAGAGGTGCTGCGGTCTAATCTTCTAAATTTAATTTAGGAGAAAAGACAAATGGCTAACGAAATGAATTGGGTCAATCACTCCGGTGTATTGACTAACAATAAGTTGAATCAGTTTTTTCAGCGTTCAGCCCAACCTCTTTTCAAGTTTAGACAGTTCGTAGATGTTAAGGAAGCATTTGGAAAGTCCAGAGGTCAGTCAGTCAACTGGCTGAAAGTTGCTAATGTTGGTACTATGGGTGGAAACTTAACCGAAACCAACACCATGCACGAAACGACTCAGGCTTTAACATGGGGTACGCTTACGGTAGCTGAAGTAGGTAACTCTATTCCATTTACCTTTAAAGCAGAAGCATTGTCTGAATTTGATGTACAAGAAATTGTTAGAGGTGGAATGCTTGATGATGCTGCAAAAGTATTAGACGGTAAAGTTGAGAGAAGGTATAATGAAACGAAGTTACGCTTTGTCGGAACTTCCACTACCGCCCACACTCTTACTACTAACGGTACTGCTACTGTTACTAACACTTCAATCTTAAATTCTCGCCATGTAAGAAAGATGAGACTTGAGTTGGAGAAGAGAAATGTTCCAGCATACGAAGGTGACTCTTATGTATGTATTGCTTCATTGGAAGCCTTAGAGTCTCTTGAAGGAGCTATGGAAAGCGTAAATCAGTACACCGAAACTGGTGTTGATAAGATTTACAACGGTGAGGTTGGGAGACTTCATGGTGTAAGGTTCGTTAAGGATTTCTACGCTTCACGGTTTACGATTGATGCTGATGCAAGAACTGCTACAGCTAAATCATGGACTACAGGCAACTCACTTGATGCCTATATGTTTGGAAAAGGTGTCGTAAGAGAAGCCGTTGTTGTACCAGAGGAAATTCGTATGAAGGTTGTTACTGATTACGGAAGGTCTAAAGGTATCGCATGGTATTTCTTAGGTGGATGGGCGTTGGAATGGAACACTGAGGCTGATTCAAGAATCATTAAGTGGGATTCTAATGCGTAGTGTTTTTTTAAATTAACTTATAACATAAGGAGGTGACATATCATGGCTTATGATGATATGGTTGTTATTACTTACTCTTGGGGCGAAATAGATTTTGGTGCTGGCAGTGATGCTGTTGCTATCAAAGGATATGGAGGCAAGAAGGGTAAAATCCTAGACATTGGCGTGTCTGTAACCGAAACTTTTAATCAGGTTACGACCCCTGCATATGTACGAATGGGTACAACAGGAGACGCTGATGCTTATGCAGAGCTTAATATGGCTGCTGCTGCTGATACAGATTATTATAATATCCTTGACGACACAGACGCTATTATAGCTGCTGCTGTTCCTGCGGATACTCAGATAGAGGTTGCTTTTATTACCCCTACTGGTGGTACTCCTGCTGGTAAAGGACACGTTAATATAACTATCGGTTGGTTCTAAATTTGTGGGGCTGGCTGTACGACATCTTGAATGGGATGCAGTCCAGCCCTTTCTTTAAGGCTTAATGAAACTTGTAATTGTAAATTCACATGAGCGTAGTGGTACTCATTTCTTAATGAATACGATTGCTCTCAACTTTGGATATTGTAGCTTTCCTTATTACAATATGGATATGCCTGTACTGCCGCACGTACCTAATAATATGTTAGCGGTGCTACAACAGATAAAAGAACCAAGACATATAATAAAATCACATTATGAAGGAACATTCTTCAGACCAATTATAAATAAAATTACAAAACACGCTCATGTGTTTTACATCTACAGAGAAGAAGAAGGTGTATTTAAAAGTTGTCTGAAGCATTGGAATAGTCTAACCTGGGAAGAAGCTGCCAGATGTGAAACTGTTGATGAGCTTAAAGTAGCACAACCTTATGGTGGTTGTATGCGTTATCAGTTCAGGCAGTATCCTTCCATGTTAGCAAGATGGCAAGGACATAAAGCAAGCTGGAAAGAGAAGATGGGTGGCGCTGATATAATCTATGTAAGGTATGATGATTTATCGCACCGTTTTGATAAGACACTTATGATAATATCTAAACGAATGGGTATTCCGATAATAGGTGGTATTGCTCGTAAACCAGATAAGAGTAAGACAGTACGGGATGGAGAATTTAATGAAAAAGAGGTCACTTGAAAGTTAAATGTCAGGAATGTAGATTGCTTGTAAACAGGAAGCCTTCTCAATTAAAGAGAAATAACGGCGTGGCTTTTTGTTCGAGGAAATGTTATGCCATAGCCAAGAAGAAGTTTATGATGGGAGAGAAAAATCATCAGCATGGGCAACATTGGATGGGCGGTCAAAATAACCCAAACTATAAAGGCGGAACAAGTATTTACAAGTTAGACACATACAGGAGAAACGCTAAAAAAAGAGAAATAAAATTTGAACTTACAATAGAGGACATGAAAGAATATTGGCAGAAACCATGTTATTATTGCGGAGATAAAATCTTAACGATAGGACTGGACAGGGTCAACAGTAAAATAGGCTACATAAAAGACAATATTGTTTCTTGTTGCCCGTTATGCAACTGGATGAAGAGAGAACTGCCGTATTGTGAATTTATAAATCACATTAGAAAAGTATATTCAAAGCACGCATCTGGAGAAAAAACGGAAGGTGGTGGTGTGGGCTGAACGTTCCTGTGAAAAAAGCATTAGTAATTCGCTATGGAGCGTTCGGTTGAATTATGCGATACGATTATGCTTACACCTTTATTGAGTCACTTAAAGAAATTGGGCTACCATGTGACAATGAACATGACTCCGAGAGCAAAAGCTGTATTGAACCACAATCCTCACATAGACCAATACATAATGCAAAAGGAGAATCAGATACCTAATGAACAACTTGGGAGTTACTGGAAGAATCTGTCTGAAGGTTACGATAAAGTTATTAATCTGTCTGGTTCAGTTGAAGGTGGTTTGCTTAAAGTTGAAGGAAAACCTGCTTTTCGTTGGGAGCATGAAGTAAGACATGAGAAATGCAATAGGAACTATTATGACGAGCAATTCAAAAAAGCAGGATATGATACAACAGGCAAGGTGGGAGAACTTTTTTTTACACGACTTGAGCATCAACTTGCTAAGACATACATTAAGAAATATAGAAAAAGATTTACGGTCATGTGGTCACTTGCAGGAAGCTCGTTCCACAAAAACTATCCCTATACACAAATAGTTTGTGATTGGTTATGCAAACTTTATGATGATATAGTATTTATTTTAGTTGGTGATGCTGTTAGTGTTATGTTAGAATGGGAGCATCCACAGGTAAAATGCAGGTCAGATAAATGGTCAATTCGTCAGGCTATGTTGATGACAAAATATGTTGATTTAGTAGTTGGCTCAGAGACAGGGATATTAAATGCGGCAGGGTGCTATGACACGCCAAAGATTGTCCTCTTGTCTCATTCGTCTGAGGAGAATCTCACGAAATACTGGAAGAACTGTACCAACTTACACGCATCTCAGGATGAAGTACCCTGTTATCCTTGTCATCAGTTGCACTATACTTTGGAGTCTTGCCCTTTACATGAGAAATTAAAGACACCTTTATGTATGACACAACTTAAATATGAAGTTGTTAAGAACGAAATAGAACGACAATATAAGGAATGGAAAAATGGGTGTAGGTGACGCAGAGGTATGGTTAAAAGATGACACGAATACTCCTTTTGGAGTGGAGCGTGATGGCAATAGGATTGTAGTTAAAGATGACTACTGAATGGAAATGTATTAAGTGTGGTCAATGTTGTATTGGCGCTAATGTTACTGTAAACTTGGAAGCAGAAGCAGCAAGGTTCTATAGTTACTTTGGTATAGAGATAAGTAAAGTAAATGATGAGTATAAAGGCAAATTTCAAACAGGAACAGTTTGTAAGTTCTGTAGGAATAAGATGTGCGAAATATATGAGAACAGACCACAGATATGTAAAGACTACCCTATAGTAGAGAAGGATGGGAAGAAACAATGTTGGGGGGTAAATGATGGCACATATAGAAAGTGATAGTAGAGTAGAAAGTGGAATGGATTTTAAAGTTGATAGAGGTGAGATAACTCCATTGGGAATGATGTCTGTTCAGGCTGAAGCGATTATGAAGCGCAAGCAAGATAAGCCTCACTCAGTAGGTGTTTTTACTGATGGCGCTAAAGGAGATAGTGGTGAGTTAGAAGGTATGCCAACTCCAGAAGAGTTTACTGAGTCTGATTTTAATGTTGCATTAAGATTCCCTTCTGCTATAAGAACTATGTGGAGTGATGACGTAGCCATAGAAGTTATGGAGGCGCTGTTATTACATAAACCTTTTGAATTGCTAAACCAGAAACTACAACGGAAAGGAGAACAAGATGCCAGATAGAATAGCAATAGGACTGAATATTATACCAAATTCTCACCCTTCAGATGAACACCACGACAAGGTGAGAAAAGCAAAAAGGAAGAGAGATGCCGATAAAAGAGAGAGGATGCAGTTTGCAAGAAAGGGTAGAAACGGAGAAGATAAAATGAGAGACACACGGAACACTCCGATAGCACAAGGCTAATGTTTCACTACCAGTTTTCATATTATAAACGGAACAATAGAGGAGAGATAAGTATGGGGTATTGGGTCGGTATGACTACCAAGAGTGGTAGTGAAGCAAACTTCTATGTAGAAGATGATAACGGAACTAAGAGATACTACAATGGAAAAGATAAAAGGCATGAGTATAGGAATGAAGAACCATACGACCTAATAAAAGACCATACTAAATTAGTTAAAAAGATAGAGAAAGCTATAAAACCATTTGATGTAAAAGAAAATAAACCAGAAATAGATTTAGAAGTAAAAACAGCAAATGCTGAAAGATTTGTTGCATTAAAAACAGATTTAGGGCAGCAAGCAAAAGCATTATTGTCTGAGGGTAGGTTAAATCATACCACCTTTACAAAACTAATATCTAACAAAGCATCTTTAACTGACAAGAAACTTAGTAAGCCAAAGTATGATGCTATTATAAAGGAGTTAATAGATAACGAAATAGCAGAGAAAAAAGGCTTGAATTATATTTATAAATAGTGTATGTAGTAACTTAATATACAACATCAGGAGACGACAACATGGCTGCTCCAACAGCTCCGACACTTGCGATTATTACAACTGAAGGTATAAAGAAGGCTGGCTACGGTAACGCTGCATCTTCACTTTTAACTCGTTCACAAGACGAGTGGATAGAAGAGATAAAGAATGATATATGGACTTTATCTAAGAAGTTAAAATCCCTCTATGCTACTTCATTTGCTGTTACTACTAATGGAGTAGAGAAGTATTCCTACCCTACAGATTTCTCCTCAGAAATGTCAATAACACTAATGACCGGAAGCGTTACTGGTACGGCTCAAGCAGGTGCGGCTACTACTATAACCCTTGCTGCTGCTAATACCGCTTCTGATTTAATTGGCAAAGAAATAATGATTTTATCTGGTACTGGTTCTGCGCAGATAAACCAGATAACTGCCTTTGTAGCTTCCACTAATGTTGCAACCGTAAACGATACTTGGTCAACTAACCCTGACAGTACATCTGTTTATATGGTTGTTGATAAGTATAAAGACCTTCAGCAAACTCCTGTATGGCGACATGACTCTGGAAGAACCTCACCGGAGAGAGGAGAACCTACACATTTCTTTCCTATCGGAGATTCCGATAATGGAGAATTTATTTTATTTCCTACACCTTTCCGTTCTGCGAGTGATACAAATGGGTACGGTATTCGTCATCAATATTATGCTGACTTGCTTCGTATTGACCTGGCTTCTACTTTAATGACAACTTTATATAGAAGGTGGAGGAGTCTCTTTATACAAGGTGTGAAGTATAAATGTTTAGAAGATTTAGATGACAACAGGCAGACGCAGGAAGCTCAGAAGTATCGTGGGGATTTAAACGCTATGATTGTTCGTGAGGCTTATGGTATGGATTTAAGCAATCTTAATATTTCGGTGGAGGGATAATGGCAAAAAAAAGAACAGTATTGAACAAAGAAGAACTCCTGAAAGGTAAAGTTAAAAAGTTTGACCCAAGAGGTTCTGGTTATGACCAAAAAAATGCACCTCCAAGAAAACCAGCTAATCCTTCTGCTGGGAAGGAAGGAATCCCTCATCAGGGTACAAGAAATCCAAGAACAGGTCAAATTTTAAAAGGGCAAAAACATCCTACTTTTAGGGAAGGAATGGAGGGTGAAGAAGAGGCAGGTTACACAATCCATAGAGACGAATTAACTGGTAGGCTTTTTTCAAGAGCAAGAAGGAATCCCTCCGCAGCAGGGAATATGGTGTCCATAAAAGAACTCTTGGAGGAAACAGCAACTCATGAAGCTGAAGAAGAAGCAAAGAGAAAAAGACAAAAGACTGATTATAATAAAAAGAAGAAAAGGTAAATAATGGGATACTCAGGAAAGACTATTGAGATTGATTTAAACGCAGGTGGGTTTAATTACAATCCTAACC